ACAGCAGTTGCAGGCTACAGTAAAAGTGGACATTACACCAAAAGGAGTATATGACCGCTTTGCACAGGAGCAGACAATAGAAAATATGCTCTTGCAGGGCTTGCTATCGGCTCAAAGAGTGGGCGAGTTAGCAATATATGCTGAATTGCTTGATGATGATAGCGTAGCCCCTAAACAGAAGATTTTAGAAGCTGTAGAGTTAATCAGAGAAGAACAGGCAAGAATTGCACAGATTCAGGCAGAAGCACAGGCTATGCAACAGAGAGCTAATATGTTCTTGATGGAAGATCCGGAAGCACAGGCACAGCAAATTGCGGATGCACAAATGCAGATGCCGGCAGTACCAACGGAAGGAGTATAAAATGAATTTTGGAGAAGCATTAGAAGCATTAAAAGCAGGGAAGAAGGTAGCAAGAAAAGGCTGGAACGGAAAAGGTATGTTTGTTGTTTATCAGAAAGGATATCCTGATGGCATTCCTTGCAACAAGAATACAGCAGAAGCTTGGGGTATGAATGAGGGAGAATTATTCAAATGCAATCCTTACTTGCAGATTAAGAATGTTGACGGTTCACATTCTATGTGGGTGCCATCTATCGGGGATGTGCTTGCAGAAGATTGGATTTTCGTTGATTAAAGACCTATAAACGGTCTTTTTATTATGTCCAAGCATTGAACGACACTAAAAGCTATGGAAACAAGGTGAAGCAAACACCAATCAAAAAAATGGGAAGGAGTTCTTATGAACGAGATTGAAAACCTTGCGTTAAACGCTGAAAACGTGGAAACAACCACAGAACAAATTGAACAGGTGCAACAGCCTGAAAAAGTCTACACAGAAGAAGATTTCAACAAGAAATTGGATGATGTGCTAGCAAAGAAAATTGCCCGGAACACAGCAAAGATTCGTAAAGAGTACGAGAAGAAGTACGGTGAATTGGAAAACGTGTTAAGAGCTGGTACAGGCAAAGAAGATGTAGGGGAAATGACAAGTACTTTTCGTCAGTTCTATGAGGGTAAAGGTATTCAGATTCCTAAAGAGCCCACTTATTCGGCAAGAGATATTGAAGCATTAGCGAAAGCGGATGCAAGCGACATTATCAATGCAGGTCTTGACGACGTAATCGAGGAAGTCGATCGTTTGGCTGATATTGGTTTAAACAATATGACCGCAAGGGAAAAGGCAGTCTTTAAAGAACTTGCAGAGTACCGCAAGACCGCAGAACGTGGCAGAGAGTTAGCAAAGATTGGAGTATCAGAGGATGTTTACAACTCTAAGGACTTTAAGGATTTTGCTAGTAAGTTTAGCCCTAATACGTCAGTAACAGAGATTTTTGAAATCTACAACAAAATGAAACCAAGAAAAGAAGTTAGAACAGCAGGAAGTATGACAAGTGCAACACAGACCGATACCGGGGTGAAGGACTTCTACACAAGGGATGAAGCCTTACAGTTCACTAAGCAGGACTTTGACAAGAACCCGGCATTATTTAAGGCTGTAGAAAAATCAATGCTAAAGTGGTAATACTTCCGAGAATGAGAGGAGACAAACATTATGGCAGTAACAAATTTTATTCAGACAATTTGGAGTAAGAAGATTCAGGATGATTTAGAGTTGAAGTGTAAGCTGGTTGACAACTGCTTGCGTGACTATGAAGGCGACTGCAAGCACGCACAGTCTGTTAAGATTCTGGGTGTTGGTGAGCCTACTATCGGTGCTTATGACGGTTCCAAGGACATTACCATTGAGGAAATGAGCGACAAGGGGCAGATTCTTACCATTGATCAGGCAAACTATTTTGCTTTCTATGTTGATGACGTAAATCAGGCACAGTCTGTACCCGGTTTAGCAGAGAAGTATCAGGAAAAGGCTGTACATGGTCTTGCTGTAAAGCGTGATTCTTATGTAGCAGGTCTTATTAAGAGTGCAACCAATGCAACTACTGCAACTAATCTGACACAGGAAGCTGTAAAGGATGCTATTGACAAGGCTATTGTAGCTTTAAGAGAGCGTAACTTTGACGAAGAAGGTGTTATTGAGATTAGCCCGGCAGTATATAACGTATTCAAGAATTGCTTAATTACTCTGTCTACCAACAACCCGGAATTAATCCGCAAGGGTGTAGTAGGTAAGTATGACGATTTCGACGTTATTATGTCTAACAATATGGCAAAGGATAGTACCGTTGTATATTGTGACATTCGTGGTAAGAAGGCTATTGCTTTTGCCGGTCAGATTAACGAAGTAGAAGCTTTGAGAGCTGAAAAGCGTTTCAAGGATATTATTCGTGGTCTTGATACTTTTGGTGCAAAGGTAATTGATGAAGCTCGTATTCAGGTAATTAAGGTGCCTTTGACTGCTACTGCATAAGGTGTAGCCTATGAAAAGAGTTAGAGTATTAATACCATTCATATTAGGCGATACCGGGGAACTTCTGAAAGCTGGGAAAGAGGTTGATGTTACGGCCGATCAGCTTTCAAGAATACAGGCATTAAGCCCCAATATGGTAGAAGTATTAGGGGATGCCAAGAAACCGAGAGCGAAGAAGCAGTAAGAAGTGGGAAGGGGTGATAAAAAGCCCCTTCCTTTTTGTGAGTATATGAATAATTCGTGTATTGACAAGAAGGAGAGAAGAAAAATGCAAAGATTTATTAGAAAACCTAGTATTGATATGTTGGCAGGTATCAGAGTAACAAAAGATACCGTATTAGAGTATGAGAATGAGAACGTTAAGCAGACATTGAAGGACCTTTGTTTTCATTCTGTAACGACTGTAAAAGGCGAAGGATTCGAGAGTACATATGATACTACAATCTATATGAATGAAGGTGACATTCTCATATTTGAGGAAGAAGGAAGGGGCTACATTAAGCCGGTAGAAGAATTTGTAACAGTAAAAGAAGCTATTGAGGAATTTGAGTGTATTAAGGACTTATAGGGGGTGCAATATGACACTACTTGAAATCAAAAAGAAGGTATTACAGCTAATCGAAGAAATCTCTGACAATGCAAATCTTACAGACGATCCAGACATTAAAGCAAAATTGAATAGTGTTATCAATATGGTGCAGTTTGAACTTGCAAGAATGAAGAAGATTCCGGCATATGTACAAAGAGGTGTTAAGGCTGGGGAAGTAGTGGATATGAACATTCTTGATAATTTCTATCAGTTAAGACTTATTCGCTTTACCGGTGATTACGACTTAATGGAGAATATAGCAGTATTCTTGGAAGATGGTACAGCAGATATTTACTACTACAAGTACCCGGAACCGATTACAGACAGTACACCGGACAGCTATGTATTTGAGTTGTCGTTGGATGCCTTAGAATTGCTTCCGTATGGTGTAGCTGGCGACTTGTTAAAGAGTGATGTTTCTGCTCAATATGGGGCTGTATATTCGCAGAGATACGAAACAATGTTACAGAGACTTGATTCCCGGTATTCATTAGGCGGTATCTCTTTTGAAGGTGGGGTGGATATTTAATGGCTATTGGTGATTTAGTACCTAGAGTATATGGCTCTTTTCGTGGTGTAGACTTTAGGGGCGAAGAAATAAACCTACAGAGAAGCCCGGACAGCTTGAATGTATGGAAGGACTACAAGGAAACAGAGAGTATTCGCACAAGACCTGAAATAGAACAGGTAGAAGTATTCGACAATAAGGTATTCGGCATATTCTTTTACAAAGTAGGCAATACAGAAATGATGCTGGTGCATTGTGGGGTAAAGCTTTATAAAATTGCAAACGGTGAAAGAACAGAGCTTTATACAGGATTGAACCCTAAACAGAGTAATGCTTTCATTTACAACAACATTTGGTACTTTAAAGATGGTATTAACTACTTGCAGTATGACGGAAAAAACATAGGTGAAGTAGTGGGCTATATACCAACTACAACCATTGGCAGGAAGCCTAGTGGCGGTGGTACACAATACGAAGATGTAAATATGTTGACCGGTATTAGAATTAATACTTTTTTGGCGGATGGAGAAAGCAAAGAGTATTACTTAGATACACAGGCCATTGATCCTGACTTTCAACCAATAATCATAGTAAATGGTGAAGTATTAAGCTATACAGCATTTGACATTGATACAGCAGGTGGCAGGATAATCTTTAAAACAGCCCCGGAAGCCCCTTTGACAGAAGGACAGGACAATGTATCAATCAAATTCAGAAAGACCGTACCGGGCTATAGGAATAGAATTAACCATTGCACTCTATTACAGGTATTTGATAATAGGGTGTTTTTTAGTGGCAATCAGGACTATCCAAATGTCGTTTTCCATAGTAGCCTTAATGATCCGTCGTATTGTAGCGACTTAGACTATTACAACGAAGGTTTAGACCTTGCAGAAGTAACAGGGCTTATTGCAGGTAATAACGCTTTATGGGTGTTTAAAGAGCCTTCACAGGCAAATACAACTGTATTCTACCATAACCCGGTAATTGATAATGAATACGGAAAAATCTATCCTAGTACACATTCCAGCATTACTACAGGATGTATAGGAAAAGCAATCAATTTTAATGATGATATAGCCTTCTTTAGTGAAAGAGGAATGGAAGCAATTAACGGTGATGTTACCACCGAACAGGTAATAGCTCACAGAAGTTCATTAGTTGACCGCAAGTTGACCGCAGAAGTCAATTATAGAGATATGCTTCTTGAAGAATGGGAAGGTTACTTGATGATTTTCGTTGACAATCGTGTATATCTTGCAGACAGCCGGGCGAAGTTTAACAATGATAATCACATTGAATATGAGTGGTTTTATTGGGATTTAGGCAAGGTTATCACAAGTACAAGGGTACACAAGGGCATCTTGTATTTAGGCACAAATGAGGGCATATACACGCTTACAGATATGGAAAGTGATGTGGTAAGTTATTGGACTACTCCACTTGATAAATTTAAGCATCCGCAGTATCAGAAAACCACAAATAAAAGGGGATGTGTGGTAGAAGCTACCGGGGATATTTCGGTATCTGTAAAGACTGATAAAACCGAATGGGAACACATAGGGGATTATGAGAATGTGACGGATTATTTCACAAGCAGGATAAAGAGAAAGAAGTTTAAGGACTTGCAACTCAAATTCCATTCTAACAAAAGATTTAGCTTAGAAACAGCCACTATAGAAGTTTTCGTTGGTGGTTATATAAAACGATAGAAAGGGGTAAAAAATGGCTACCAACATCAACTATGAGGATGAACGTTTTAAACAGGTTGAAGCCGGGAAAGAGCAGGCATTAACGGATGTTGAAAACACTTATACCGGAATGATAGACCAATCGGATAAGTATTTTCAGGATCAGATTAACGCTTCTAAGGATTGGGCGAACCAGCAACAACAGATACAGCAGGATAATACAGATTTTGCTATAGAGCAGATAGAACAGCAGAAACAACAGGCCCAGAAGGACTATACAAAAGAGCAGGCCGGAGCCTATACCGACTGGCAGAAACAAAGCAATGCTTACGGTGTAAATGCTGAACAGATGGCACAAAGCGGTCTGACTAACACCGGCTACAGCGAAAGCTCAAAGGTAAGTATGTACAATACCTACCAAAACAGAGTAGCAACAGCAAGAGAAAGCTATAATTTGGCAGTATTGAACTACAACAACTCTATAAAGGATGCACAGTTGCAGAATAACAGCAAATTAGCAGAAATTGCTTATAATGCATTGCAACAGCAATTAGAGCTGTCTTTACAGGGCTTCCAGTATAAGAACCAGCTTATTATTGAACAGGCAAACAAGAAACAGGAAATCGACAATACATACTATGGTCGTTATCAGGATGTATTAGCACAAATGAATCAAGAAAATGCTATGGCGGAAGAAATCAGACAGTACAACGAAAGTATGTCATTCCAGAAACAGCAGTTTGCAGAAGAAAAGAGACAGTTTGAGCAGTCTTACGCTATGGAAGTTAAGAAGTTTGATGAAAGTATTCGCCAGTTTGATACTGAAATGGCAAGACTTAAGAAGAAGGATGCAGAAGAACACGCTATGGAGATTAAGCGTTTAGAATTGCAGAAAAAGCAGATGGAACAGGCGAAACTTGAAGCACAAAGAGATTATCAGTTGAAACAGCAACAGCTTGCTATGCAACAGGCACAGTTTGACAAAGAGTACCAGTTGAAACAGGCACAGTTTAAAGAAAGTCAGAGACAGTACAACACCACTCAAAAAGCAAAAGAGAATAAAGCTTCCGTAGGTAGTGATGATAAAGGAAGTATTAGTGTACCATCCTTTAAGACTTATGAAGAAGCTTCTTCTTTTATGAAAAAGAATGGTTTAGCGACAGGTGATGGCGGTCTTATGACTAAGAATGAATGGGCTAGACGTAAAAAGAGTGGTGGAAAGTCGGCAGAATTGGCTTATTCTTCATACTCTGAATACCTGACAGCATTTGTTGAATGGAGAGCAGAAAACCCACAGTAATAATAAAGGAGTAACAATATGGCTTCATTTGCTGAATATACAAAAAAGAAAAAGAAACAGTCTATTGCCGGTATGTCTTTTGAAGATTACACAAAGTCTATGCTTGGTACTGATTTTTTTGATGAAGATATAGCCCCAACAGGCGGTGGAAAGCGTAGAGATATTGTAGATGTTGCCCCGGTGAAAGAGGAAAAGGATCGTAATTGGTTTCAGAAGTCCGGCTTTTTTGATGATGGCTACCAGTTATTTGACGTTTCTAAGGCTATATTAGGCACATACAAGGATGTTGAAGAAAATCTCACAGCAGGTATTTTAGGAATGGGCGAAAAAGCAGTTGATACAGGTGCCTATTTACTTGGTAAAGCAGGCGGTTTGGTAGGTGCTGACAAATTCCAAAATAAAATGGGAGATTTCATTCAAAAAGACCTTTACGACGAGGAAAAACTTGCAAAAAAGGTTAGTCCTTTTGTGGGAATACCCGGTTTGGGGTATATATCAGGTAAAGCCCTTGATTCTACAGGTTTAGAAGCAGACGAAGCTTCTGTATTTGGCGAAAAAACCGATTCATTGACACAATCAGGCGGTCAATTAGGTGCTACCATTGCTTTGCAGGCTATGGGTATGCCTTGGTTGTTGACAACAGGTGTTACAAGCTTTGGTGGAGAAGCAGAAAACGCTTTAAAACAGGATGCTACATACAATGAAGCCGGTGGAAGTGCATTAATTACAGCCGGAGCCGATATTTTGACCGAAAGACTGTCAGGCGGTATTAAATTTGGCGGTAAAACACTTGATGATGTGATGTTAAAGCCCCTTACCGAAAAAATATCAAGCAAAGTAGCAAGAACGCTTACCAATTTTGGCATTGATGCAGTTGGTGAAGGTGCAGAAGAAGTAATTGCTAGTGTATTTAGTAATTTGGGATCAGCACTTTACAAGGAAGAAAGCATTGGTGAACTTCTTACAAGTGAAGAAGCGGTTGACGAGTATATTGAAAGCTTTATAGGCGGTGCTGTCCTTGGCGGTGGTGTTAGCGGTGTCAATGCAGTAGCTTCCTTGAAGTCCGGCAGAGATTACAGCACAGGGCTTACCGAAAATGAGCAGAAAGTCATTGATAAGGAAATTGAAAACCGTATTGATGGTCGGGAACTTAGCAAAAAGGAAAAGGCAGAGCTTGAAGCAGAGGTAAAGGAAGATTTACAGAAGGGTAACATTAGCATTGATACGATTGAAAGCGTATTGGACAGCGATAATTACAATGCTTATCAGAACCTTTTGAACGAATCAGAAGAATTTAAGGCACTTTACGAAACGGAAAGCGGAAAACTCTCTGAAAAGCAGAAAGACCGGCTTGCATACCTGAAAGAAAGCAACGAAAAGCAGTCTTACGAATCACGAATTAGTGAGTATAAACAGACTGCCAGCCAGCGAATGAGTGAAATGCTGGGAAAAGACACGTTTTTGCAGGAAAGCTACAACGAAAAAGCCCGGAGAAGCCAGCAGTATGAAGCGGATCTGACAAAATATGACGAGAAACAGCAGGAAGTAATCAAAAAAGCAGTAGATAGCGGTATATTGAATAACACAAGAAAAACACACGAATTTGTTGATATGATTGCGAAACTATCAGCAGACAAGGGTGTTTTATTTGATTTCACCAATAATGAAGCCTTGAAAGAATCAGGATTTGCTGTTGAGGGTAAAACTATTAACGGATATGTGAAAGATGGCAATATTACCTTAAATATCAACTCTAATAAGGCTTTAAATACCGTTGTAGGACACGAAATTACACACGTTTTAGAGGGTACAGACCTTTATAATGAGTTGCAGACCGCAGTAATTCAATATGCACATACAAAAGGCGAATATACCGCAAGAAAAGAAGCTTTGACGAAGCTTTATGAAGGTGTGGAGAATGTAAATATTGATAATGAGCTTACAGCAGACTTAGTAGGCGATTATTTATTTACTGATAGTAACTTTATTAACAGTTTATCCACAGAAAAACCGAATGTTTTCAAGAAGATTTACAATGAAATCAAGTATTTGTTGAAGGTTGCTACAGCCGGAAGCAAGGAAGCAAGGGAGCTTGAAAAGGTTAAGAGAGCATTTGACAAGGTTTATAAGGAAACAGCGAATAAAACCACTTCAAGCGAAACAGTAGTTGCAGAACAGACTGTAGAGGAAGTACAGCTTGCAGAGGAAACTATTATTGAAGAAGCCGAAACTGTAAACAAGGAACTTACAGCAGAACAGCAGGAATACTTCAAAGATAGTGTTGTACGTGATGAAAACGGTAATTTGAAACCAATGTATCATGGCACTTCAAAAGGCGGTCATACTGTTTTCGATCCGTATGGTGCATCTACTTATGGTTTATTCGGAGTAGGTACTTATTTCACCGACGACGTTAATGTTGCTAAATCCTATATGAATAAGGGCAAAGGTAACGTCAAAATGGTGTATGGAACATATCTAAACATTACCAATCCTATAGATATGGATGCAGAAGCTAACATTGAAGCGTGGAAAAAGGCATTTCCGGAAGCTGATTACCCGGAAAAAGGTACTAATCAGGACTTTTATTGGGCTATGGAAGAATACTTTGTTGACAACGAGTATTCAAAAGCCGAAGCTACCGAAACTGCAAGAGATGTATTAGAAAGTATGGGCTATGACGGTATTACCCATATTGGCGGTGGTAGATTCAATAAGGCAGACGATACAAGACACCGGGTATATATTGCTTTCAATCCTGAACAGATAAAGGCTATTAGCAATGACAAACCTACAAAAGATGCGGATATTTGGTATTCATTGAGTGAGCAACCATTAGAGGAAAGATTGTCAGGTGATGCTTTATTAGATGCACAGGACTTAATTGCAGAAATAGAGGATGTGGCAGAAATAAGTCCTAATGGTTATGTGACATTGTACCATAGGACAACAGAAGAAAACGCAAAGAAAATAAGAGAAACCGGGAAGATGTCAGCTAAAGAGGATGGCATCTTTTTTAGTACCTTAAAAAGTGGTGATTATTCTGTAGATTATGGTAGTGGCATAGTTGAATTGAAAGTACCTGTAGAAAAATTAGTGCTGGATGATATTTTCGACAATGAAGCACATTTGAAAATTCCTTTAAGGAATAGGAACGCTGTTTTGGATGTATCAAAATATTTGGTAGATAGCACTAAGTTTTCATTAAGTGAGGATATAGAAGCCTTAAAGGAAAAGCAATTAGACATTGTACTTAAAACCAACCCTGCACACGACAGTTATCACACTTGGATTCGTAGTAAAGAAGATATACTCACTTTTGAAGAAGCATTGAATAGTGATGATTATGTGGACTATAAGGGTGAGGAATTTGACGAAAGCTACCCTTATTCAGTAGCAGAAGAAGCTCTAAAAACAGGAAAGATAACGGTATATTCTTCTTATCCCATTAAGCAAGGGGTATTTGTTTCGCCTTCAAGAATGGAAGCCGAAACGTATTCGGGGAATGGCAAGGTATATTCTAAAAAAGTAAGCTTAACAGACGTTGCTTGGGTTGATCCTACACAAGGACAGTATGCGAATGTTAATGCTAATTATTCATTAAGTATTTCTGAAAAGGACATTGCACCTACAGGCAAGTACAACGTATACGGAAAAGACATTGCACTTGAAAAGGCAACAGAAGATGTTGCCCCGGTAGTTGAAGAAAAGACTGATTTAGTCCAAGAAAAGACTGATTTAGTCCAAGAAGCCCCTGTTCAAAGTGAAAATTGGCGAGATATAGCAAGTAATCTCAAAGAATACGACTTTACTATTTCCGATAAGGTGGCAGAACTTTCAGTAAAAGAGGTTATTGCAGATGTAGACAACGGATTGACCGCTAGTGAGCTTTTTGCCAAGTCAAATGAAGCTATTGAAGCATATCACAAGATACAGGCAAATAAGCCAAGGGAAGAAGCATACACACCAGCAGAAGAATTACTGCTTTCAACTTACTATACTAGATATACTATGTATGATAGTGTTGCTAGAAATCGTGATTTTGTAAACCAGTACAAGGCTATATTTGAGAAAAAATTCGCACCAATGACAGAAGCGGAAGCAAACGAGCGTGATGCTATTCATAGTGACCGCCTGTATTCACTTGATGGAAGCGATATGCCGGAAGAAGTAGAAGCACCATACAGCGAACCTGTAGAAGCTGTAAGCCCTTTTGATGAAAAGGACATACAGGAAGTAGGCGACAGAAAGCAGAAAGCATATATGTACGAAAACCCGGAAGTAAAACCATACTTCCAAGAAGAAGCACAAGTTATGTTAGGCGAACTTAGAAACTCTATAAAGGGTGAACGTGTTGTAAATGCTGATTTGGTTTATGAATCCGGTGGTGAATTTGGTGTATGGGGTACAAAGCGTGAAACTTCTGAACAGATTGCATATATGCTGGATAAGTTTAAGTATAGTTATGCGGATATTGAGAAGGGCTTAAATGCGATTATTGAAGATAATGGAGCCGAAAACAACGCTATTTCTAAACGGTTAGAGTTTATGATTGACGAGCGTTTAAGAGAAGGCTACACAGACTTTATAAGCGGTATGGAAATCCCTTCTAATCAGGACTACATCAATCTGTTAAAAGAAAAGCAGATTAATAACTATACGGATGAAGCCTATAATCAGTATTTGGAATCATTGGCAGAAGCAGAAGCCCCGGTTGAAGATACACCGGTAGAGGACATTGCACCTACGCAAGCTTATGAAGCTATTGAGCCGGAACCACAGAATTTAGATGCATTGGAAGAACAATGGGCTAAAAACAAGATGGCAAGGGCAGACAAAGAAGCTGAAAAGATTGCAGAAATATTGGATGTTGAGCCTACTACCGAGAACCAAAGAAACAGCCGGAAGTGGGCTATTTTCAGAGCGAATGTATTTGACAAAGGATCCGTATTTGAAGATTTGGCACTCAAAACAAAGAATCGTGAATTAATGGGTAAATGGAATTACACATTGTATTCCGAATCAAGAGCCCAGCGTTTAATGGGTGAAGGTGATAAAGAAGCCGGTATTAAATCGCTTAATGACATTAGAGCAGAGGTAGAAAATACAGGGCTTACACACCAATTCTATGAATATATGTATCACAAACATAATGTTGATAGAATGAGCTTAGAAGCGAAAGCGGAAGCAAAGCACCAAAGACTGAAAAAAGAGATTGAAAGATTAAAGCTTGACACTCTTGCGGAAAAACAGTTGTTTGCTATTTCAAAAGAGGAAATTAAGGATAGTACAACTTCTGAAAGAAAGCATCTTATAAATACTGTCAAAGAGTATTTAAGCACAAAGGATGTGAAGAATAAGCCTGTATTTGGCTATAGTGTTACTGCTGAAATGTCACAAGAGATTGTAAATCA